AAAAAACAACAAAGACGTGAAGCACAAGTTAAAGATAGTGCTCGCGTTAAAGATCTTGTTGCATCGGCGGAGAATATAGAATCCTCCCGCAAGAAATCTCAAGAAAAACGCAAAATGCCAGTTGTTTCTAACAATAAGGTTAACACATATGAGGTTAACAATGTTGAGGTTGCTAAATCAGAACATCCATTATTGTTTGATACCCACTATAAGGGTAAGCCTGTGCCTCGATCATTATCATGTGTTACTCTGGGGGATATTGATGCACTACTTGGTTCTATAACTAGGTGGGCACCAGATTTTAAAAATCCGACCGAAGCATCTAAACACAAAGAGTTGCAGCGTCAAGTTGATGAACTGTTTAAGAATAAGCAACATTCTAATTACTTAGACATGGTACGCGACGTAGTTATTCAGATTTGTGATAAGGTTGAAGGATCATTGTTTGTACCAGACTATAAGTATCCACTTCCACCGAAGATTGAGTATGTTCCTCATACAGGTGTATTTATGTCTGTTCCTGACGCTAAGCATTTTTCAGATTCATTTACAGCAAAAGGTCTCCTTAATAAGAAGGCACTTTTGACATATCGTGTTGGACCTAATAGCTTATTTGATCTGTTCTCTTTAGCTAATGTGCAGACCCATTCTCTACCTATAAATAAGGTGAAGTCTATTGTCACCACTATGCATCAAGCCAAAAAACCACTGGAAGAAATTCTTGAGGCAATAACTCGTAGATGTTATATTTGGAAGAAGAGTGAGAAAACTCCTAATACGTCCCGGTTATCTTGGGTTGGACCATATATCCCACCTGAGATGTTCCATTATGGAATTTCCAATGAGGATCAGTTCTACATTATCTTCCGTGATTTAGTTGAGAACGTACAGTCACGTCTGATAAGATTCGTTCGTGACTATCACATGAAAGCAGAAATGTCTTTGAAGGATCGTCGGGCTATCTATGCTCAACGGGCTCAGGAGTTTGGCAATATAATGCGCTCTCCTGCAATTCAAATGTTGTTTCAGCAAGGACTTCCACGAGATGTTATTGTTGACAAGATTCACAAGGAACGTGCCACTGAGTTGGAGCGAAGTATGTCTGCAACACATCAAGTGGTTGCTTTCAAAAAAAACAAAGTGTATAAGCGTGAAACAACACGTGCACAAGCTCGTATGGGCAAACTTTTCCGTTTAGGAGAAATTCGAATGGAGTCACTTGCCCAATTACAATACATTCCAGGTTACATTAGTTGCCTTATTTTGTGCATTTTGTATTTGCACACTGTGGGTTTCGCTAATTCAGCACATCGGATTATGTCTAATGTAGAATTAACATCAAACACATGGTCTCGTGCGCTTATAAATATTGCCAATCGCATATACACACCGCATCAACACGATATAACTACTTGGTCACAGTTGTTCTCACAGCCGCACACTATGTTTGGTACAGTTACTAGCAATCAGATTCTTGTTTATGTTAAGAGTCTTCTACATGCTGGATACCACGCATATAGGAAAGAGTACTATCAATCTATTGAATGGCTCTCAAATTTGTTGTGTATTAATCCACTTCAGATAGGTCGACTTATATCTTCTTTTAAGACACAAGCTATTGCTGCTGAAATTCATGTGGTCGTGCACAATGGTGTTCGATATGAGTTATCAGCTGAAGACCACCGTGCTTATTTGCATGTTGTTGCGTCTAATACAGACCCAACGCGGTTTTTGGCCAGTAAACAAGTGCGAGCTGAAGCTAAAACAACTATTGAAATGTTGGCAACATTACTTGGTGTTCTTAGGGAAACTGGTTTGTCTCACTTGACAGAACGAGATATGAAGGCAGCAAGTGTTAAGATGAATTATCTGCAAGGAGTGAAGCGTGATCAGAATGACAAGCTTGAAACAATCTATAAGATGATTTCTTTAGTGATGCGGTTCTTGTTTTCATACGATCCCTTTGATCCTGATCACCAGCGATTTATGGCTAAATTGGTTGAAATTATAGATTTTACTAAGGAGGCTAAGCGTCGAGTCATTATTGCTGATGATGTGCCTTTCATGCATAAGTGTATTGAATATCACGATGAAGCATGTCAATTGTTGTTGGACCCGCGGATGGAGTCGATAACACCTTTCATTGCGAGTGGCTTTAAGAAACGAGTTGATGATCTCGAGAAAATAGCTATTCGAGCTAAAGCTGAGTTGGGTGGCGCAAATTCAAGAGAGGAACCTACGAGTATTTTACTTACAGGGCCTCCAGGTGTGGGTAAAACCGCAGCAATTAATTTCTTTAGAGAAGCAATTGCATGGAAGCTTGGTAAGCGTTATACCCCTCAGATGTCTTATGCATATCGGGTCAATGAAGAGTTTCAGGAAGGTTACTTCAATCAAATGTTCATGATTATCGATGATGCATTTAAAGAAGCTGATGGAGCTGCTCGTCTCAAAGTTGCTTCTTCCATCATTGAAATGGTCAATACTGCCCCTATGCCTATGCCCATGGCTTTTGAAACCAAAGGAAAAATTTTCTTTTCATCTAAGTATGTCTTTTGTACTACCAATATTGCAAATACTGGTTTTGCTAATTGTAGATTTGATGTTAAGTTAACGGACCCGGAAGCGCTTAAGCGCCGTTTTCACATTGTATTACATCGTGAAGATCCAATTGGTGAAAGCGTTCTGACTAGTACCTTTCGTGTTGATAAATGCCTTCTATTGCCTGCACTAGAGACTCGTGTCCTTACTATGCAGGAGATAGCAAATGCCATTTTTGAACATCATCAAATTCAGGTGGAACGCAATAGAGCTTATGCAACACCTGAGGACACCTTACAAGCTTTGTTTGGAGCTATGCCTCAGCCAGCTGATATTAGGGTCGAAGCATTTCCAGAGCTCGATCTTGATCCCATTAAGTTATTGCGGACATTAATGGATATGTTTGTTGAAGCTGGTGTTCCTGCCTTTCAGAACAGTCAGACTCGAAACATCATGATAGCCTTGTTCTTCTCTATGATTGCTCTGACGAAAGTTGGTCCCTTGTATCAGTATTTCTTTCCAACCATTACTCCTGAGTCTGCATATAATCGTCATCAGAAAGGTAGTCACAGGAAGGTGGCTCGATCTATTGTCAAACCACACATGAAAATGAATTTGGGGCCTGTAGACAACGAATCTTCCGTCGAAAATTTTTCCCGTGCCGTAACTAACAACGCTTCAAAGAGTGTTGTGCGTTTATGTGCTCGGGGCAAGATTGGTGTAGAGTGGATGGTTAATAGTGGAAATGCATGGCATGCACGAGATGGTTTCTTTGGCACAGCTGCTCATTTCTTCTTCCCTTCTAGTCAGTATGATGATTGTACTTTGTATATGAAGTGGGGTGAAAATGAATTCTCTATGCCTTTTCCTACAGAATACACGTGTGTTGACAACACTGATGTAGTTATGTTTAAAGTCTCTAAGAGTATTGATTTGCCACCTGAACTTTATCGATATTTTCGATGTGCTTCTGATATGGAAATTCTTGGTTCTGGAACACCAATGACCTTGGTTTCTTTTAACAAGGAGGACCAACAAGTCATTGTTCCTACAACTAGATCGACCATTATGCAACGTGTTGAATACGATATTGAAGGTTACCAATTGATTGATGAATCTCCACTCATACATAATGCATCAACAAATAGAGGAGATTCAGGAGGTATTTTGTTTTATGCTGGTAGACAGGGGCAAGCTGTTGCTGTGTCCATGCATGTTGGATCAGCAGAAGCAGGAGTGCGCTTTGGCATATCGCTCGTTATATGGCGAGAGTTTATTGATCAGATGATTGCAAATATTAGTGCTTCACATGCGCTTCCATTTCCAATGGAGATTTGTGATCATACGCCCGCTAATAAAGTAGCTGTACCCCCAACTAAGAGTGCCATTCATCGATCTAAGCTCTTTGGTTGCTTTGGCACTATGCCTCTTAAGGTACCTGCTGTTCTTAAGCCTTTTACCGATGTCAATGGCGTCGTTAAACATCCATTATATATGGCTATTGGTAAGATGCACCAGTCTTTCACTGTGCCAACGCCTTTGCCGTCCACGATCGATATGTGGTTACAACGTTTGTATCCGCGAGATAGTGGCTTTGTGTTAACTTCACATGAGGCTATTAATCGTATTGATAGACCTGGTAGTATGCCCATTAATTTAGGCACGTCATGTGGATGGCCTTGGTCAGTTGGCAATGCTAAGGGTAAATTGTCCTTTATCACACGCAAAGATGATCAATTACTTTACATTGAGCCACATTTCCAAGCTGTTATTGATAGTCAACATGCAAAATTGCTAGCTGGTGAACAAATATCAGTTGTTTTCGCAGATATTCTCAAAGATGAGACTCGTCCTATAGAGAAAGTTGTTGCTGGTAAGACTCGGTTGTTTTCTACCTGTCCACTAGATTATCTTGTGCTTATCAGGATGTATTTTCAAACTTTTGTGTTGTCAGTTCAAGCAAAAGCAGCTACTCATCCAATTAGTGTTGGGATCAATCCGGCTTCCATGCAGTGGATGATGCTTTACAATCGTATCAAAAGTAAAGGGTTGTCTATTGTTGCAGGAGATTTTTCTAACTTTGATGGTAAGTTGCCAGCATTTGTCGGACGCAAAGTACTTGAGTTTGTTAATTGGTGGTATAATGATGGCCCTCAAAATGCCCGGGTGCGTGAACTATTGATGGAACATATGTTTTCGGCAACACATGTTTGTTATGATAAGATGTACAAAGTGTGTGATGGCAATCCGTCTGGCAATCCAATAACATCAATTTACAATTCCTTTTGCAACATAATAATGTGTTTCACTGTTTTAACTGAAGACTTGGGTCTCACTGAGACACAATTCTCTTTAGCTGTGTATGGTGATGATAATATATTAGGAGTTGAACAACCAGACGTCACATGTGGAACCTTAGCGCCTTTCTTCAAATCCAGATTTGATATGGACTACACCCATTTTAGTAAAGATGCAGTAGATAGATCAGACACAATGGAGACTGTAGGTTTTATAGGTAGAAAATTCAAAGATGAAGATGGCTTTAAGCGAGCGCCTTTAGATTTGGATGTTGTTAAAGAGATTGTTTACTGGTTTCATGGCGACATTGATCCTGCATTAGTGCAGTGTTCTGAGTCAGATTCATTTTTCCGGGAACTATCTCACCATGGTAGAATCACTTATAATAGATTGAGTGATCAGTATTTGTGCTGTGTCAAAAGTATTTGGCCAGAAATTTATAATACAGTTTACGCAATGCGTTTGTTGTATGAAACGTACATAGTTGAAATGTACACCGACCCAGTTGCGCGGGCCGTCCGAACGGAAAATTGTGTGACACTATTGTCGGGAGACACTAAAATTCATTGCAATACTTTTGCTGCGACACAAGAAGCTGTGTCAACCACACGGAACGAAGAGTTCACCGATCGAGCTGTTAATCCAGTAGAGATCACACAAGAGGTTCAGTTAGGAGCCTATCAGGATGCCGCGCCTATTAGCCAGTCTTCTGTAAATTCATCCATTCTTCAGATTGTTCATCAATCCCACAATTTTGAGTGGTTTGATCTAAACAAGAGTCTACAACGACAGTATCTTTTGGATACTTCTAACTGGACTACATCACAAGCTGCTGGCACGCCAATTGTGGTAATCGATTTGTTGGGTGCAATCCTGGGTCAAAATTTTATTCAGGAGAAAGTCAATGATTTTTCACTCATCAAAACTGGTTTCCGCATTACTGTCCGGCTTACTGCAAGTCGTTTCATTTATGGCAAGGTTATGGTAGTTTATTCGCCTAATCCAGATATGGATGGACATGATGGCACACAGAACATTTATACCGCAAGTGGTTATCCACACATGCTTGTAGATGCTGCTGCGAGTGAGGCAGCTGTATTTGATATACCATTCATTACTCCCAAACGAGCAGTGGATCTTGATGACTACACCGCTGAAGAACTTGGCAGATTAACCCTCCTGGTTATGAATCCACTTCATAATATCTTGGGGGAACCTGATACATGTCAGATCATGACTACAGGTCAATTACTTGAGGCATCTGTTGCATTGCCCCAGGGTCCTTTGGGATCTAACTCATCTTTTGTCAAGGTTAAGGTTCGTAAAGAAAGTAGAGAGGCACGAGTTAAAGCCACTCGCAACTTGATCAGTTCACACCTTGAGGATCATACGCCAACACTGGGTCACATTAAATCTCCATCTTTTGTCAAACCTTTTGTTGGAATGTTCAACAAGATTGCTAAACCGCTTGAAACGGCAGCTCTGGTAGCTACTATGTTTGGTTTGAGCAAGCCGACTACTGTTGAACCGCCTAGAATTGTTGCACTTGATCCAACTAATGGGTTTACCTATGGCAAGGGAATAGATTTGTCTAAGAAGTATGCTATGGACCCCGAAGCTGGCGTTTCTACAGCTCCAGTGTTGGGTGGTATTGATGCAGATGAAATGGATTTGTCCTATATTGTGTCTACGCCAATGATGACATCTCAGTATGCCTTAATTAATGGCTCACCCATAACTTTGGTTGGCACATCCAACCCTTTCGCTCTCCTGGCTCAGTATACTTACGTTGACTTTGTAACTCGAAACTTTCGGTTCTGTTCAGGATCGTACAAGTTTTGTGCTTATATCACTGCTTCAACCATGCATGCAGTTAAGTTGGTTTTCTATGTTGCCAAAAACAACACCACAGACTGGCAAAATTGCTATCAACGTGTGGTAGATGTACAAGGATCGACTGAAGTACAGTTTGTTTTGCCATATTGTGTGTCTGATGTTACGAGAGACACTACAATTGAGACAGAATATTGGTCTGTGTATGTTCAAATTCTTGCATGGTCCCAACCTGATCCTTCTGTTAGCTCACCAATCTATGTCAACGTGTACAAAGCTGGTGCATCTGATTTTAGATTTGGACAGCTCATGGATATGCAGTTTACACCGCAGTCTAATCCTCGACAGGATTTTTCTAAGAACTTTGAACCTTTTCATCCTAGCATGGTGGGTTATGTTCCTGATAACGTAATCTACCCAGAGGAATACAAAACTGTACGTGAGATTATCCATCGTATGCATCCTGATTTTGAGGTGTTCCCCAACACAGAATATGAACTCTATCGTATTTCTGGACCTTGGATTGGAAAAGAATTATGGGGTTTGCTGTTCATGTTTTGGAGGGGAGGAATACGTGTCAAATATATGCAGCGGGACGTTGAGCGCCTTCTTCTCCAGGCTAGAAACGATGATGGGGTTATTATACCTGGCGTCGATATAAGTCTTCCAGACAAACCTACAATTGAAGCTGAAATTCCTTATTATAGCAATCAATTGTATAAGTCGACTTCTGTTATTCCAGCTCAAGCAGGAGTGATACAGACTTATGCTTTCGGCGGCACGGACGAGCTCTATTATTGTAGTGCTGGTGCTGATGATTTCTCCTTTCACTTTCTGCGACCTCCTCCAACGGGGCTACTCGCACCTACTTCATCCACTCTTGGCTATGCTGGTCTTGCCAGTTATTTTCAGGGAACAGCTTAATGGGC